TTCTTAGGCTTAACGATATAACCGCCATCAAGTGCAACATCAAGCAAGCCAGACCAGCGATTGATACCACCTTCGAAAGAAACGGTGATTGGGATCTTCGACTTTTCCCTAACATAGCGCGATTTCTCCACGTTGATTACGAAATGATAACCACTGATACCATCAACATCCTTATCCTGCTGACGACCAAGAATCCAAATAGCATCTGATGAGTAATACGAACCAGTTCCACCACCAACGATATCCTTTGGATACAATCCAATTTCCTTATAGGTATGATTGATAACAACCATAGGAATATCCTTGAGGGATAGATGAGGTGTGATCATACGAAAAAGAGACTTCATCTGCTTAGCACGTGACATATCAGCAACACTCTTACCATCAAGAGCATCATCAACTTCCTTCTTAGAAGCAAGGTTACCGATAGAGTCAATTACAATCATAACATGGTCGTCACGAGTCAATTGCTTCATCTGCTGCATAATATCAAACTTCAACTCTTCGACATCTGTGATAGGTGTATGAACCACAGAATCAAAAGGAATACCGAACGTTTGAAAATAAGACTGAGGAGTACCAAACTCAGAATCATAAAACAGGATGATACCATCAGGATACTTCTTAAGAAACGAGGAAGCGAGCAGTAGTGCGAAACCAGTTTTGAAGTGCTTTGATGGTCCAGCCAACATAGTCAAGCCAGGAGTGATACCACCATCAACCGTACCAGAAAGAGCGACGTTGATCATAGGAACAGATGTAGGAATCATATCCTTCTTGGTAAAGATCTTACTATCTGTAAGCGTAGCAGTCAAGTCAATTGTAGAATTCTTAATCAAACGATCTTTAAGTGACATTCTTTGCTCCTAATACTTCATCATCAATCTTAAGTATACTATGTTTTTTGGGTTCAGGCAAGCTTTTTATTTGTCCCAACCCATGGTTAGCTGCAATAAGAAGGAGAACAGCAAGAGGATCAAAAACAAGAACCAGAAGAATAATGACCATACGGACTGCTTTTTCCAGCTGGTCGTTACCTGCTGAGGAGTAGACCATCTCTGCAATATATTTGAGAGGTCCAACTTCGGCTTCGAGTTTTTTAATTCCTGAGGCGAGTCCAACTCTTTCTGTTGTGGCATTGGAAATATCTTTGACATATTCTGCTTTCTTTTTAATTAGGCTGTCTCTTGTTTTTCTTTGTCTATCAGCAGCCTGTAGAGAGGTTGATGCTTGCCCTTTATCTGTCAATTTTGTGATAGCTGCATCAATCTGAGCTATCTGTTTATCCAAGTCAGCAACGGATTGCTTTAAATAATCTATCTTTTGATCTAGTATCTGAACCTGATCGGCTTGACCAGTATTAATATTCAATGTTTGTTCAATATGCGCTCTTGATAGAAATCCAAAAATACCCATGCTGGATATAAACATAAGAATAACAACAGCACTAGTTAAATATGATTTCAATAGAATTGGACATGTATCCCAGTTACGGTATAACCAGGAGGTTGTAATCAATTTACCTAATTCGAGAGTTACACCCATAACTACAACAGGAATAAATGCTGAGGAGAATATGGCTGTAAGACCCAATATGGAATAATATGCTGAAACTGTCGAAACAGCCAGCGCCGTCAATAGTGCTAGATAATGTATCATTCTTTTATATAATCATCAACTTTCTTGATAAATGCCTGTATTTTCTCAGCTCTATCTGGCCAAAGAATATACGTTTTCTCTGGGTCTTTAGATAGGTTAAGAAGCAAAGGCATAATCATATTACGTAATCCCATTAGCTTGCCTTGAAGCTCAATAGAGTTTTGTTCCATTTGTTTAGTTGTTTGTTGAACTACTTGAGATTGTTCTTCAACCTTTTTCTTGAGTAGTTCTTCATGGGCTTTTAATTCTTGTTCTGAAACAAGACTGAAGCCAAAGTCTTCATCTGAAGATGCCATTAAAAGAATCCTTCTAAAGTTGAGCGTTGTTCTACTTCCCAGCCGATAATTGAAGTAACAGACTTCAAAGGCTCGAGGAATGCTTTATCAAACTGTATATCTCTGTCAATATACTTATCTAATTTAAATTCTTTTGGAAGATAATCAGAAGTAGCGATAACAGTGTCCTTTATTGGATTTGGCATTTTAAGATAAGCAAACTTAATCTTATCTCCATCCATAATAGGAGGAATTGATTTAATCTTATGTTCTTTTAGCATATGATTGAACAACAAAGCACCTTTAACTTGAATTGGTGTCCCCTTCTTATAAATTTGAGCGTGGTCTGTATACTTACCTATACCTTTAATTCCTCTTGGAAACGCTACATCTTCAAATGGTAAATCCATAAAGTCAATGCGAAAATCAGAAATAAACTTTTGAAGGTCAGACTCTTCCTTATTCATGATAATACTTAAAGCTTCTTTAAGCTTCTCACGACAAGCATGTGGAGTTGATGAACGAACAGCCTCGATGCCCTGAATTTTCAGCTTCGGCTTATCATATTGCACGCCTTCAACATTCCAAGCATTGAGGATATACATCTTCTTTGCTTTCCAGATGCCCTTGTTGGCGATAGTCTCTCGCTTCATTTGCATCTTCTGCTGATATGCATTCATCATACCAGCAAGCTCGTCATAGCAAGAATCAATATATGGCTGAATCTTTTTCTCACAGAACTGATCGATCAACTTAACAGCTTCAAGCTCGTCGCTTCCAGGAGGAATTAACTTATCAAATGTTACATAGATAGAATCAGTATCAGATGCAATGATATAGTCAACACCAGTTGATTTACATATCTTGTTCATATATTCGTTCATCTTACGTTCAATCCAACGAATGGACAGCTGCCCAGACATTGTAATTGCTTCAGCATTGTTAAAGCTGAACCAACGGAAATATCTATTGCCCAATGCACCGTAAGCTGAGTTCAACTGAATTTTCTTGGCCATCTGCATATTGTGATAGCGAGCAATCAACATCTCATCTTCACGAGAGTGTGTTTGTTCATATCGTTTCTTAGCCTCAATCATCTTCTTCTTATATTCAACACGATCGTTGTACATTTTCTCCATAAGCGCAGGAAGAAACCCTTGCTTGTCCTTACGATAGATACAACCATTAGCTGCCATCGCATGCTCACAGTTATGTTTCATATTTCCGGAAACCAAGATATCTAGTGTACTCATGCTTGGAAGACGAGTAACGAAAGTCTCGGGGCTGATGTTATACTGCATAATCAAATGCGGATACAGACTGTTTAAGTCAAATGACACAACCCACTTACTCAAACCAATCTTTGGTTCCTTAACATGACCACCAACTAATTCAAATTGCTCTTTTGAAGATTCGAACTGTGGGATAACAATGCGACGATCAAGCAGATAGTTATGAATGATAACATCCCATGATCTCACTGTTGTTAATGTGTCATTGTAGTTCACCTTAGCATCATAGGCAAGCGCCATTACTTGCTCGATAAACTTTAGCTTTTCCTCGAGTCTATCAACTAGAACGCAGTCATGAATATTATACTCAATAAACTTTTGAAAGTTGTTCTTATATAATTCAAGCAATGAGCCATATTCAGAGTAATCAATTTTCTTCTCACCAAGCTCCACCTGAGAGATATAATCTAGCTTATATGATTCTTGATTACCGAAAGTAAACTTACGATACAACTGATAGTAATCAAGAACAGCAATACCGAATGGAGTATAGGTTTGGTTTGACTTGCCTTTGAATGTTACTTCTTTTTCATCAAGCATTTTCCAAGGAGAAAGTTTCTTTGCTTCAGCATCCCCGAGCATCTTCTTAATTCTATTAACCAGATAAGGAATATCGAAGAACTCAATATTCCAACCAGTAACAACATCTGGTTTCCATGTACCAAAGTTCCATACCTTGATAAACTTATCAAGCAATTCATATTCGCTCTTACAACGAACGTAAGTTATCTTTTCTTGATGTTCTTTATACTCGCCGCAACCGAACACAATGCTTTCGCCGTTCTTGCGCAAAGTAATAGCAGTAATTTCTTTATCTGCTCGTTGAATATCTGGGAAACCTTCGTCAGCAGCACACTCAATATCCAAACTTACAACGGATACCATGGATGGGTCGTACTGTATTTCTCCTGGATATTTGTCATAGATATAAAGATAGGTAAAAACAGTAAGCCCATAGATATCCATGTTTGCTACACCTTCATAACGCTGGATATAATCCTTGGCGTCATTAATGCCATCAAACATTAGTTTATCTACGGGCTTACCATCAAGTGTTCTATACTTTCCATCCTTCTTTGGGAGGAAAAGGTAGGGCTTGTAATTGTCAATATATTCTACACGTTTGCCATTTTCATAACCACGAACATATACTCTATCACCTCTTTGTTGAACAAACGTGTAAAACTTCATAATATCCCCCATGAACAAATATCATTATACTATATTATACTGTAAAAGGCAAGTTATTATTGCTTACTTGCTACCTTCTCTTGTGTTCTACCATAAGCAGCAACGCCAAGAATAGCACCGAACGCCATATGAATCAGTCCACCATTAGATAATGAAAGGGATTGCCATGCGACATATGGAAGCTTAGTAACAATAGGAAGAAACATAGAGATAGCAGGGAATACAACAAAGTCAACCAAGCAGATAAGCATATAGAGCCAGCCCATTGCTGGACGCCAGTATGCCTTTGCCCAGTGTTCGTCTTGCTTTGCGCTTTCCTTTTCCCACTGTTGCTTTTCAAGATCTATCTTTGCCAGTTGTGCTTCTGGTGATAGTTGCTGAACCTGTGGTGCTGCGCCCATAGGAGAAGAATAACGTGGACCTGAATCCATATACGTTGTTGGGATAGCAGCAGCTGCGCCTTTAGTTGCAGCTGGTATCTCATCCATTGCTGGCTTTGCTACTGGTTCTGCACCAGGGTCTTGTCCGAATTTTGGCATAATAATCTCCTATGAAAATATTTCGAGTGCGGCTTCATAATGAGATTTGCGATCTTCAAGACCTATAGTTCC